GCGTACATTGGATTATTGGCTTGTAGAAATGCAAGTATTCTATCAGAGAAAATGTTTAAACCAAATCTACACGTAGGGGAATGTTGGGGTATAGTCTATGAAAAAGGAAAGAATACAAAACGTCATAGTCATTGGCCGTATACCTATGCGTTTGGTTATTACTTGACGAATACAAAAAATAGTAGTCCTCTTGTTTTTCCCACAGCAAATAAAACAATCTATCCGAAAAAAGGTGATCTGATAATCTTTCCTGGTCACGTACAACACGAAGTACCAGAGATAGAAACAGACGAAGAGAGATTAATGGTTGCAGGTAATATATATCACAGTTATGAAAGAGTTTGATTACAATTTAGATTATAAGCATACGTTGTTTAGACCAAATGATCGTAGATATCGTATTGGTCGTGGCGAACAAGGAGTATTATTAGTTCGTCCTTATACAGAAAATATTTGTCAGCATTGGAGATTTAAAACACCCACCATCGCAAAAAAATCGGCGCAGAAAATTTTTGATATGTATCTAGATTACAGAATAGAAAAAGACTTTGTAGGTATGGATATGTGTCGTAAGTTTCTAGAGATGGGATTTACAAGAGCAAGAAGATATGCAAATCACAAAGATGGTCGTATCTATAATGAAAAGTTTGAACGTATTCCACAAGCCAAAGATGCATTGACAAATGACAAAGCAAAGTCTGCTCGTATCTTCAAAGAGTATAGAGATTTAGTTACAAATGATGAATTCTATATTACATTAAGAAAACAATGGCGTGAACGTGAGAATAATACTGTATAAAGCACCACAAAAATATCTAGTTCATGACTTTGACAAAGAAGAATTGAACGATGTAATGCAAATTGTAAAAGACCTTGGCGTAAAATATTACGTTTTGGTGTACTAAATATATGAATGAACACCACACATTTCTCAGGTCTAGACGGATTCGTTTGGTTTATTGGAGTTGTTGAAGACAATAACGACCCTGATAAATTAGGACGAGTCAAAGTTCGTGCATACGGACACCACACAAATGATCTCTCAGATATTCCTTTAGAATATTTGCCATGGGCAACAGTCATGGCGCCAACAAATGATACCTCAATGCAAGGAGTTGGCGATTTCAGTACGATAATACCTGGCACATGGGTGATAGGATTCTTTTTAGACGCTGAAGAAAAACAACAACCTGTTGTCATGGGTACACTCAGAGGTAACCCTGGTTCTGGTCCAAATAAAAATTTAGGTTTCTCTGACCCAAGAGAAATAAATCCACAAAGAAAAAAATGGTCTGGTCATGGTACACTCACGGGCCCAGATCAAAATTTGAATATGACCACAGACCCAAAATTTATTGAGAGTGATGTAAATAGACTTGCAAGAAATAACCCCGTCTTACCTCATAGTATTCTACAAACTAAAGAAGATGCGAGAACAAAAGAAGTGCCAATCGCAAATGAGGAAAAAAGTATTGGTGGAATGTATATAGAAGCGGACGGCAAATGGGATGAACCCGCATCAACTTATGCAGCTGTCTATCCTAATAATAATGTAAGAGAAACTTATGGTAAAAACATAAAAGAATATGATGACACAGATGGTGCTACTAGAATTCATGAGATACATGGTGAGTCTGGTACCTTTTATGAGATAGACCACAAAGGAAATAAAGTAACTAGAATAACTGGCGACAACTATGAAGTAATCGCAGGTAGTGATTTCGTAAATGTTAAAGGTGATGTTAATCTTACAATAGATTCTAACTGTAATACTTACGTTAAAGGTAATTGGAATATACAAGTAGATGGTAATGTTGTGGAAAATATTAAAGGAACATACGATCAAAACGTAACCGGCGATGCGACAATGGACGCAAAAACAATCAATCTTAATAACGGAACTAAAGGTGCAGCTCGTCTAGACGATACAGTTGATACTGGCGATGACCCTGCTGGAATCTCGGGTTCTGATGGTTCAAATAAAATAGAAACTGCTTCTAAAACAGTAATCATTGGTGATTAATCTCTTAACTTTTGTATAAATAATATAATAGTAGGAGTTTTTAATGGCATCAAGACCAGGCAGAGCAGGTGCAGACGCACAAGCATCAAATTTATCTGATAAATCAACTAGGATTTACAGAGACTTAGACTTGTTCTTTAAGAAAAAAGGAACAAACTCAGATGTCAATAAGGTCGAAGATATACAAGCAGTCAAACGATCTGTAAGAAATCTCGTACTACTAAACGAACATGAGAAACCTTTTCACCCAGAGATACACTCTGGTGTAAGAGATATGTTATTTGAGAACATGACGCCTGTGGTTTCAAATATTCTTGCAAGAAAAATTGAAGATGTAATCGTTAACTTTGAACCAAGAGCAAGATTACAAACTGTTAGAGCAATACCTCAGTTTGATAAGAATGCTTATGAAGTATCCATAGAATTTTTTGTAGTTAACGCACCAACAGAATTAGTTGATATGTCAATAATGTTAGAGAGAATACGATAATGGCTACTACTACAAATAAAAAGAATTTAAGAGTTACAGAATTAGACTTTGACCAGATCAAAGAAAACTTAAAGATATATTTAAAAGCACAAAAAGAATTTACAGACTATGATTTTGATGGTTCTGGTTTTGATATATTACTTGACTCTCTTTCATACAACACACACTATCTAGGTTTCAATGCTAATATGTTAGCAAACGAAATGTTTTTAGATACATCATCTTTAAGATCATCAGCTGTATCTCATGCAAAAACACTAGGATATGAAATTACATCAGCAAGAGCTCCTTTTGCTACAATAAACGTTTCACTTAAAACAGATTCAAATACAAAAACTATGCCAGCAGGTACAGCATTTACTACTACACTTGATGGTGTTAACTATCAGTTTGTTACTATCGCTGATATTACAGGTACCAAGTTTGGTAACTCTGTTAACTTTGATGCTCAAAAAGTTTATGAAGGTACTTACGTTACAACAAGATATACAGTTGATACATCTGATTTAGAACAAAGATTTATTTTAAGAGATAACAGAGCAGACACTTCTACACTTACAGTTAAAGTACAAAACTCTGCCTCTGATTCAACAACTGTAACTTATACAAAAGCAACTGATATTACGCAACTAGAAAAAACAAGTACAGTTTATTATTTACAAGAAATAGAAAACGGAAGACACGAAGTTTACTTTGGTGATAGTGTTGTATCTAAAGCTGTTGATGATGGAAATATTGTTATTTTACAATATGTTGTTACAAACAAAACAGAAGCCAATGGCGCTTTTGTATTTACACCACCAGCATCTATTGATGGTGTAACTGATATTACTTTAACAACAGTTGAAAGAGCAACAGGTGGTAGTGAACCAGAAAGTATTCAATCAATAAAATTAAACGCACCTTTAGATTATGCATCGCAAGGTAGATGTGTAACTACAGGTGACTATGAAGTTTTTGTTAGAAAATTATTTCCACAAACTCAAGCAGTAAATGTATTTGGTGGAGAACAAGGTTCTTACAATTCATCAACTGGTGTAACATCAACACCAGAGTATGGTAAAGTTTTTATATCTGTTAAATCAACAACAGGTGCAAACTTAACTACATCACAAAAAACACAATTAGTTTCTGACCTATCTAAATTTACTGTTGCATCTATATCGCCAGTTATTGTTGACCCAGAAACTACAAAATTAAGATTGACTTCTAGTATTGTTTATAATGCAAGCGCAACAACAAAATTAGCTTCCGAATTAGTAACTGCTGTAACAACTGTATTGACTGACTATAATACTTCTACTCTACAAACTTTCAACGGACAATATAGAGCATCAGCAGTTTCTAAATTAATTGACGAAGCTGATACTGCAATATTAAATAACACAACAACTGTTAAATTATCTAAAGACTTTGTACCAACGTTAGGTACAACTAAATCTTATAACATAGCATTTAATAATGCATTGTTACACCCAGAGGATGGTTACCTTGCATCAACTGGTGGAGTTCTTTTCTCTTCAGGTTTTAAAGTTGGTACTGATACAACAACTGAATTCTTTTTTGATGACGATGGTAACGGAAATTTAAGACGTTATGCTTTGATTGGTACAACTAGATCATATGCAGATAATGTAGCAGGTAGTATTGATTATGCTTCAGGTTATATATCAATTAACAATATCAACATAACTGCCATATCTAATGTTGATGGTGAAACTTCAACAGCAATACGATTAGTTATTACACCAGCAACAAATGATATAGTACCAGTCAGAAATCAATTATTGGAAATTGATTTTACTAATACATCGATTTCTGCTTCAATAGATACAGCAACGTCTTCTGGTTCGTCATACAGCACATCTGGTTCTGGTAGCTCTACGACTACAACCACTACGACATCTGGTGGTACGTCAAGTTATTAGAATGAAGAAAGATGACAACTAAACTCGTAAACAAAGTATCACACCAAATAGAAACTCAACTGCCTGACTTTGTTAGAGCAGATCATCAACTATTTGCTAGTTTTGTTGAGGACTATTTTCA